GCAATAAAGCAATATCTTATTAATTCCTTAATAGCACCCTTGTAAGTATTTACGCTTTTAATCTTATTCTTGTTCATGTAATGGGACTGGTTTATTCTCAGATAATCACAACCATGCTCAACATGCAAAACAACATACCACAACATACATTGGGCTGAACTACTCAACATGTAAACTACATCTTTTAACCCTGCATTGTGGTATATCTTAACGCTTTCCTGCTTTTCCTGAACAAAGGTAACTGGTAACATTACGCCCTCCTTATCTGCTTCATATTGCCCTTTCTTTTCCCTCTTATTACACTCTATCTTTAATGAACTAACAAAAGGGTTCAATATCATTTTATCGCTATCAATCGGTATTACTTTATTCATAGCACTAAGGTACATAATAAGCCATTATCAAAAAAATAACACTACTCAAAACAGCTATAACACAATGTAGTAAAGGTTTACAGCAGATTAAATACCTTTACACTTTTCCGTACTAGTGTTAATACGGATAAGTGATATCCAACAAAACACCACCAAACCCAATACAGTAAAGGATTTGAGCGTATTTATGGCATGTTATTATTTTGATAGCACCCACTAATTGCACTATGTTGTTAAAACCACTTTGAAACACAAAGTAAAAAACACCCAATAACGTGAAATTAACGTGTAAATCAGTACATTTGTGGATAACATATATCATATGGCGTTACATGAGGCTATAAAACGGAATTTAGATGAGGGTAGGAAGGTATTTACTTCCGATAACCAGCCAGCTAATAGAGGTCGTTCTGCCAATTCTTTGAACAGGTCAACCATATTCAAGAAATGGCTAGGAGCGAAGGTTACAACACAGGACATCAATGGGGTAGAGGTGACCTTGAGTGTTGAGGATGCTATTGTAATAGCCCAGGCACGTAAGGCCATCGAGAAAGGTGACACAATGGCTGCAATGTTCTTGTTTGAAGGTAAGTATGGCAAGGTGAAGGATGTAGTAGGGGAGGGGAGTACTACTACTACTATTGACTATTCTACCTTCACGGTAGAGGAGCTACAAGTAATGAAGAGAGCCCAAGAGTTAATGGCAAGGAAAGCCAATGAAGCTAGGAACAACGGCATACAGGACGCTGAGATAGTAGGGGAGTGATAGGGTAGTAACGTAATGTTTCACGTGGAACAATCTTGTTCTATAACTTTCATTATGTTAAGTAGGATTGTAATATGATACGTAGAACCACTCCCCTACCGAGGATTTAGGGGGTGGCAAAACACGTCCTTTTGAACTACCCTGGCCAAGAATACCCCCTTACAAAAACCTATCTATTTTTAGGAATTATACTGTACATTTACACTATGACAGAACAACAGGTGATAGACGAGGTGTTACGTGGTAAACATCCTATACTTGCGGGTATGCGGTTGTCGTATGCTGCATTTGAAACTATAAAGGATTACTATGGTGGTAAAACTTATGATAGTGATGTGGCAAGGGAGATTGATGATGAGTACTTGAATATTTATGTTCGGAACAGATTGCCGTCTTAATTAGGATATTCGGATTGGTTGTGTTCTTGTCTATCAAAAGACCGCCACCCATGTACTTTGGAAATGCTAGATACTGAATAGGTGGTAGTAAAAAAATAAACCGCACAATTTTTTCGGTATTTATTCATTAACTTTGTTCAGGTTAACATAATGTATGGATTGGATAGCGGATTCAGGTGGGGCAGCGAGGGAGATTGCTAAACGCAGTATGCTAGGTTATGTCAAGTACATGATGCCTGAGTATGAGGTGAATTGGCATCATGAGTTGATATGTCGGTATGTTGATGATTTCGTTAGTGGCAAGACTACTAAGTTGATTATTACCATACCTCCTCAACACGGGAAAAGTGAAATAACTTCACGTATGTTGCCGTCTTATTTGTTTGGGAAAAACCCTGACAATAAGATTTTGCTGTGTTCGTACAATGCGGAAAAGTCAGAGGAGTTTAACCGAGAGATACAAAGGTATTTGGATAAACCTGAATACCATGTTTTGTTTCCCGAAGTAAAGCTACAGGCAGCAGGTACGAATAGTGCATATGTTAGAAATACACGTAGGTTTGATATTACTGGTAGGCGAGGTTTCTTAAAGTCGGTGGGTGTTGGTGGTGGTATCACGGGTACACCTGTTGATATAGCTATTATAGATGACCCCGTTAAAGGGCGTGAGGAAGCTAATAGTATGCTTACCTTAGAAAGTATATGGCAGTGGTATAATAGTGATTTACTTTCCCGTTTACATAATGGCAGCAAGCAGCTTGTGATTATGACAAGGTGGGATAGTGAGGATTTGGTGGGGCGTTTGTTGAATAACATGGCTGATGGTGGCGCAGAGTGGACGATAGTAAACTTACCTGCCATAAAGGAGAATGACGATAACCCCGAAGACCCTAGACAGATAGGTGAAGCATTGTGGGCAAACAGACATGGGTTAAAGAAGCTGTTAGAAGCCAAACACCTAGATGCACGTACTTTCCAATCATTGTACCAACAGAACCCGATGCCTGTACAGGTGGGCGGTGAGTGTTACAAAGATTTCGATAGAAACATTATTATATGCAATACGGAGTACAATCCTACATTACCTTTGCATGTTAGCTTTGACTTCAACGTAAATCCATATATGCCATGTGGGGTGTATCAATTAGAAACTTATAGTAAGGTGTTGAGTAATGGCGACATAAAGAAGTACTACAATATCAACATGATACGGGAGTATGCCTTTAAAAGCCCTAAAAATACTACCGAGCATATTTGTAATGCGATATGCCATGAATTTGCCGACCACACTAGCGGTATGTTTATTTATGGCGACCCTAGAGGTATGAACGAAGATACACGCAGCGAAAAGGGGCATAATGACTATACTGTTATACTCAGGTGTTTAAGGAAATTTAGCCCTACTTTGAGGGTTCAGTTAAAGGCAGACCATGTAAAAACACGTATTGGTTTTATAAATGCTATCTTTAGGGGGGCAATTGAAGATTTGTTATTCAGATGTTCACTTACCTGCAATAAAAGTATTGATGATTGGCAATTCATAAAGGAAGATGCGGAAGGTGTAAAATTCAAACAGTTGTGGACAGACCCTAGTACGGGTGTACGTTCCCAAAGGTTCGGGCATATGTCTGACTTATTTGAATATTTTATATGTGTATGTTTCCAACGTCAGTATCAAAAGTACCAGTACGGGGGAGCAGATGCACCAAAACGAATAGTTGCAAAAATAAGAAATAAAAACATGTACTAATGGCATACATTATAGCAAGTGATTACTCAAACTACATTCAACCTGCTTACTTTAATCAGTTAACGCAAAGTCAGAATGAAAACAGAATACGTTCAGAGCGTGATGCTATGACACGTATCATTGCGTATTTAAAGCCAAAGTACGATATTAATGCAGAATTTGCAGATATAACCGTTTGGAGTCCATCGAAAGAATATCAGGCGCAAAGCAGGGTATATTTAAACGCTGATGCTTACGTGGCTGCAAGTGCTTATGTTGTTGATGACCTGTGTTTGCAAGGTGGTTATGTTCAGATATGCACTACAAACACTACAGGGACATTTGACCAAGCAGATTGGACAATATTAGGAGCGCAGTACAAAATATTTTACGGCGCACTCCCCGATACATGTACTTTACATGGTTTGGCTAATCCATCTACCCTATCAGACCCGTTTGCCCCTATATTCAACTACAGAAATGTGTACATGAAGGGTGATGTGGTTTATTGGAAAGGCAATACCTATGTGTGTAACCAAGATACGGTAACTATATCACATACCGAATTGATACAAAGGTACTTTTACAACAACGTTACGCATGTAAATGTATTCCCTAATGACCAATACGACAATGCTAACGGCAAGTATTGGAAAGATGCAACTGTATTTACTATCGAAGCGGGTACGTTGCCGACTGATGCAGCATGGATTGATGGCGACAACCGTAACCCGATGGTGCTAAGGGCTATGAAAGCTATAGTAGTTTATAGGCTTGCGCCTACACTTGCCCCACAAAATATACCTAAAATGTGGGAAAATGAGTATAATGAAGCTGTTAATGATATGAAAATGGCTGCATGTGGAGATATTACGTTAGATTTGCTTATGGTTCAACCTAATAAGGGTAGAAAACTCTTTATAGGCAGTAACACACAGTATAAAACCGATTACAAATGAGTACAGGCGGCACATGGAGTACTATTACCAATTTCTTAGGGATAAGAGGTAAGGGAGGAAACCAAACGGGTAACTTCATGGTTACATCGGCAGGAGGTAGTAATTCTGCTAATAAAAACATAAATAATACCATATTCCCGAACAATCCGAATAGGACTGCTCAGGATATGGAAACGTGGCGTGATGTGTTGAAACTAGCTGAACAGGCGGTTTTACCTATGCGCCACACTATGCAATTCATGTTTGAAGATACGGTTCTTAACGACCACGTAAACGCATGTATGACACGTAGAAAAGAACTTACTACCCTACGTAAGTTTGTTATCAGGAGTAAGAAAACAGAGGAGTGCTACAAAGACGTTACCGAGTTATTTAAAAAGTCATGGTTCACACAGGTTGTGTTACCTGCAATAATAGATGCTAGGGCTTACGGGTACAACCTTGTGAGTTTAGGTGATGTGAAAGATGGCGTATTTGTTGACCCTGTTATAATCAAAAGAACACACGTTAGCCCTGATAGAAAAACAGTTGCTATGTTCGTTGGTTCACCTGTTGGGACAAGTTGGGAGGAAGGCGGACGTGCTAAATGGCACTTGTGGATTCCGACACCATCAACAAACGCTTTCAGCACTTGCGGTTATGGTTACTTATACCCTGTTGCACGATTAGAGATATTAGGTAAGATAAATTGGGCGTTTAATGCACAATACGTGCAGATGTTCGCACAGCCAATACGTGAACTGAAAACCAATAAAACAGAAGGTTTTGAAAGAGAGGAAGCGCAAAAAGACCTTGAAGCAATGGGTAGTTGTGCATACTTGATTACCGACCCTATGGACACGTTTACTTTACATAACGGTAGTTCCAATGGTAATGGGTACAAGTCTTACAATGATTTAAGAACTGCTGTTCATGGTGGTATCAGTAAAATCATACTAGGACACGAAGATGCAATCAGTAGTGTGCCGGGCAAACTAGGTGCATCTCAATTAGTGAATAGTGGCAGTAAGACAAATGATGGTGATGCTGCAACACCTGTAGCAAAGGCATTGCGTGATAGGCAAACTGATGATGGGCAGTTCGTGGAAGATTTGATTAATGATAAACTACTAGGTCAAATGCGTGAAATTGGGTTTGTTATTCCTGATGATGCGGAGTTCTTGTTCTTGAATGATGCAGAGGAAAGAGAAGTACAGGCATTGGTTACGGATAAAAACCAAAAGGTAGCTACTTTAGCACTTACCATGATGCAAGGCGGTTTAAAGATGGATGAAAGCTATTTTACGGAAATGACGGGCGTGCCTTGCACTACTGTAGATATTGCGCCACCAACCGATGTAACAAAAGATAAAGGCGAACAGGCTAAGGGTAAAGACCCCCTGAAAGACGAAAGTAAAAAAAGAGAGGATAAACCAAAGAAAACTAACTAATGGCACAGGGTTTTAATGGATTATTTAAGAAGGCGCAAAGCCAATTGAATGCAGCAACTAAACAGGCAGCCATTAAAATCATGCGTGCTAGTAAGCAATACTTTAACGAGTGCTTTGATAACGAGGAGTTTGATGGTGTAAAGTGGGCAGAAGTGGCAAGGCGCACAGCAGGTAGCCATTTTTACGAAAATCAGGTGGTAAGTGGGCATAATCAACCTACGGGTAAAATGTTCACCACCGACCAAGGCGCAGATTGGCAGACACGTAAAATTAACCAAGGTACTACAGGTAGGTTAAGGTACAAAACAATACGGGCGGATAGTTCGATAACGAACAAAGGTGCTGTTATCCGTATGTTTAACCCTGTACCCTATGCTCAATACGTTAATGACGGTACACCTTATATGGCTGCACGCCCATTTATGGGACATGCGAAACAACTAGAGAAAATACATTTAGATATACTATTTACTGAAACAGGAAAGATATGGCGAGTAAAACCTTAATAGATGCGGTAAATAGTGTCCTAGACGCATTAGGTAGTATTCCTTACACATGGGACTACCCAATGGCTGTTGACGGCAAGTTATTTCAGTTTGTATCAACATTCAACGACCAAATAAACAGGGAGAAAGCAGGAGATGGTATCTTATTTGCTAAACCTGCTGCATTTGTTCAGATACAACCTGCTGAATACACACCATTGTTAGGCAAGATAAGTACTACTGATTACATATACCGTATTCATATAGTAGGTATTGAAATGACCGACCAAGCGGTAACATTGGATAGGAATATAAGTATTTTTGAATACAGGGATGCGGTTAAGCGTAAATTGATTAATTTTACACCTGACAACAGTAGCCAAATGATGCATGTATCGGAACAGCAAGACGCTGACCATACGCACGTATATGTTTGGCAGATGGATTTCAAGAGTGCATTTATTGATGTTACGGGTAGCATTTATGATGATAAGAATACTTATATTATTGAACTCCCTGCAAATACAGTTACTATTGAAATAGATGAAAGATTAAACGGGAATACAACATTAAGCGATGAAATATTCCAAGGATTGACGGATGAAACAGGAATACCATTAACTTTATAAAAATAATAAAATGCCTACACTTAAACAATTACCTACATCAGATGCCCCTATGCAAACGGGTGACACACTTATAGGCGTAAGAAAAGTAGATGACAATACCTATGTGGATGTCAACTTTACTTATGCTCAATTGCCCGTAGGTGCGCAAGGAGTGCAAGGGTTGAACGGTGCGCAAGGTATTCAAGGCGAAAGAGGTGAAAAGGGTATTCAAGGCGAGCAAGGTA